CTTCAATTATCCGTTTGTTTGTGACTGCGTTTTTCTTTCCTATGTTCAAACTAATTTTGTTTGCAAGTATTTTTGCAACCTCAATTTCGGCAGGCTTCAATTCAACCGTGTATTCTTCAAAATTTAATATCATTTTTTTGTTTTTTAAAATATTGATAACTCTGAGCAAAGTCCATCCTGCGGACGTACATAACTTTGCTCAGTTGTTATGTTTTACAAATTGTATCGCCTTGAATGTTTCCTGTATAATCAGGGGTTCTTTCTATTGAAGGGCAATCGCACTGTTTGTTTTCTTTTCCTTGTTGATAGCTATAAACAATCAATGCAGAATTCAAAAAACAAAAAATAATTATTTGGTATCTTTTCATTATTATACTTTTCTAAAATCAACGCTTTTCGCGTGAATCAAATTAAACATTTCGTGAAGTCGGCTTTCGACTTTCAATATCTTTCAAAGCTAAATTTGTAGTGAAGAAAGTCTTCGTTCCTGATTCTATAAATGATCGGTGACGCGCTTCAAGAATCGTTCTGAAGATTTCTTCTTTTCCGAAGTGACTGCCTACAGATTCGGCGCCTATGTCGTCGAAATACTTTCGGCCTTTGCTGAAGTTTTGAATGTCTTTGTGTCCGTTCACATTGAATGAATTTATCACTTCTTGCGAATAAACCATTTGAAAACGATTATCAGCAAGATCGATCAAGTCACCTAATTTATTCAAGCATCTGAACACGAAAGTTTTTCCGCCGCCAGGGTTCCCTGCTATCAAAAGACCTTTGTCAAAGCTTGCGTTTTCTTTATTGAATAAGGCAGGCGAATTGAAGAATCTTTTGTCACGCGCAAAATAACAAATGACAGACCAATAAAACGCGGCGTTTTCATCATTAACAATAAAAGGCTTGTTCATTGGCTTCAGGAAATCTTTTGCAACCTTTTGAAAGTCCTTGTGAATTATTGAAGTATAAAGACCGCCGACAGAACCGTCTGATTGATAGTTTTCTTGTTGAAACTGTGAAGGCGTTAATTCAATTTTTGTCAGTTGTTCAGTCATGGCTTTAAGTTTTGAAGAATTCGTCAGCGTTTTTCGCGTCTTTGACTTCAAAATTGTCAACGTTTTTCTTGTTTCCTTTCATTTGAATCAAGAATCTGTCAAAATATTTCACGTCTTCGCCCGCTTTGGTTGTTCGAAGCTTCATAATTGAAAAGAAATTCGTTGACCAGAACTGATCTTGACGCGCCCATTTCACAACCTCAACAATTTTTTGAAATGAATGACCGTCGATTCTGTGAAGCTTGTCAATTTCTTTCAGCCATTTAACAACTTTGGCTGCTGTTTTAGGAAGACAATTTTCTTCAAACAAATAAATTACTTTGTCGAACGTCTGAAAGACTTCGTCAGAAGAAAACCCTTTTTTATTTATATCAATAACAATGTCACTAACACTTACACTTACACTATCACTTACACTTACAGTTGAATTTGTTGAAGCTTGTTCTTCAGATTTAACACTTGTTAACTTTGTTTCATGTTCTTCTTTCTTTTTCTTCAGTCTTGATTGAACTGAAGCTTTACCTGCTGCGCTTCGTTTTGCGACAAGATTTTCGTATTTCCTAAGATCACGCTTCAAATATTGTTTTATTGGCTCAAATGCGAGCAAAACAACCTTGTCGTCTGTCTGCGGATCTAAATCATTAACATATTGAAGTAAATGTTTGAAAAGCTTTCCTGCTTCTTCGTTTGATAAATGGTTTACTGAATGAATCGTGTCGCGATACATCAAGAAACCTTCTTTATTCTTTGCCATATCTTTTGAATTAATAGTTTAAAATATGGTCAATCAGCGCAAAATCTCTTTTTGTTGGCATTTTGTCCTCTGTCCTGATTAGCTTAACAATAACTTTTTTATAAGATCTATTGTACTTTTGCAAACTGTGCATTCTGTGTATTCTATCCTTATCGGCTTTGTTTTTTTCGTCGTCTCGCTTTTCGCATTCAATTAATAATGTCTCCATAGTGAAATTTGTTTTTAAAAAAATGAACTTTTGTTTTGCTTCAAAAAGCTGATCGTCTGCTTTTAAAGTCACATTGTCGACAACTTCTTTTGAATGGTAAACGGTCGCATGATCTTTGTTTAATAAATCGCCTATTTCTGAAAGACTTATATCTTTATGACATTCAGTTCTAAAATGCCACATGAACAATTGTCGTGCAATTACGGCTTTTCTTTTTCTTGACTGTGACATCATGAATTGTTCAGTTGTTCCTGCTGCTTCAATTGCGCATTTAGTAATGAATTGAATATCTGATTTTTTGATTTCTTTTAACATAGGTTTTTAATTTTCTGAACTTAATTTGTTTTTAATATCTGTTTGACTGTAATTGTCACCGCTTGCAATTGGGTCGCGTTGGTTGTCTTTAAGATATTGAATTAATTCTGCTGCGCGATCTGCGTTCATTGAACCTTTTTCACGTTCAATACTGTCAAGCTCGTCAGGATCAATTGCCGAAGTCATGATCAAAGAATCAATGTAGTCAAGTTGGTTGTGAGTTGCTTTGAAATCTTGATTGTCAAGTTCAATCGCTGTTCCTAATTTTTCGAACAGGTCTGTCTTCGGTAAATATTTGACCAGGCGTTTCACTACCGTCTTCTTTGCCATTTCTTGAAAGTGATCAAGCCAAATACAAGAAGTCACATACGGTTTATTTGGATCTTTGTACGCTTTGTAACTTTCTGAACCTTCCATGATAGAAACAACCTGTTCAGAAGTCATGACTTCAACTTGCATTGTTCCGTCGTTTAAAATTGCAACCGCATAAACGTGTGTAACTTTGGCGCCCTTTTCGAATTTAGGTTCGTGAATTATGTTGATTGAAGTTCCTAAAGTTGTTTTGAATTCGTCGCCTTCATAAACAGCGTGAGCATATACCGTTTTTGCGCTGCCTGTGTCTGTTACTAATTTAATCAAACCTTGATAAGATGGTTCAAGCCTGCATTTGACTTTGTTTTCCGAAAAGTAAGGTATTAAATACGCTAACTTAGAAACAGGATTCAAAGTCAGTCCTGTCTGCGCTAAATTCACAACACATTCAAGTTTTGATTCTGTTGTCGCTTTGTTCAAATAAGAATTCGAAGCGAATATCTGAAGCGCGAAAGATACTTCTTTCAAGAATGTTTTTCTGTCTGATAGTTCAACAAATCTATTTTCAATTTGATTAAAGCTTTTTGTAGTTAAATTTTGCATTTCGTTACTTTTTTAAAGAGTTTACAACTTGTTTCGTCAGGCTTTCAATGTCTGACTTCAACTTTTCATTTTCAACAAGTGTCTTGTTGTATTCAATTAATAGCTTTGAAATAAAGCCGTCAAGAAATTCGTTTGAATCAGGTTCGAAACCTGCTTCGTTTAATTCTTCACTAATTCTTCGAAGTGTTTCTTCTGAAGTATTAAGCGCCCGAAGGCGCTGTTCTTTTTCTTCTGTCATTTTGCTTGTTTTTGTGGTTTAAATTTCGTCGCCTTCACTGTTTAACAAGTTTATTGAATGGAATTCTGTTTCATAATACCTGTATTGATCACTAATGCTGTCGTATTCAAATACGTTTTCATATTTAGCGAAAATCGTGAAGTCTGCTTCTTTCGCCCCTTCAGACCAGAAGAAAAGATCTTGTTCGCAATAGCCTTCATCTTCTTTGTTTATAGTTCTTTCAAGGTTCAAATGTCTAAAACTGTTGATTTCTAAAATATCCATGATTAAAAAATTGTTAAATGTGTTAAAACGACTTCTTTGTATAGAGAAATTTTGCACTTTTTATTCTGTAATTCAAAAGTGAATTCTGTTTCTTTCAATTCTGATAAAAGAATCTCTGTAATTCCCTTGAACAATGATACTGCCGTCTTCTTCAATCGAAAGATTGTATTTTTCAATAATGTGTTTTGATAAATTTTGCATTTCGTTACTTTTTTAATTGTTAGCTGTTACAAATATACAACATTGCATTTATTAAATGCAAGTTTTCAACAAGATAATTCACAACAAAATTCAAAACCCTAATGTTTTCAAGGTTTTGAAGATGAAAAAAAAATGTTTCTTATATTATCCTAACTGAAAGCCAGAAAAGAAAGGTTTTCTGTCTGGTCTTACGCCGCCGTTTTCGCTTATGTCGTCGTAATCCTGAAAGCTTGCACTGTTTTCGCAAATAAACTTGACAGCTAAATTCATATAAAACTGTGCTTTGTTCAAGTGATGGGCCTTGAAGTGATTCAACGCGCCTGCGTCAGCCTGAGTCGCGTTTGTGTCTGATTGTTCAACAAGTCCTTTGTCCGTAAACCTATACTTTGAATGAAGGGCTGCAGATCTTGTTGCAAGGTGGTACATAGCAGGACGAAGATATTTTTTAATTAGAACCAATCTTTTGCCCCCGATTGAATCTTCGTCAATTTCCTTGCTTAAATTTTCATACAAAGAAGTGCCAATCAAATTTTGAATTGAAGTGTCTTGTTCAGTGAACATGATTGACTTCAAAAGCTCATGATCAACAGAATTTGAAATCGGCATTCTATCAATGAGCATTTCAACGCTCGCGAATCTTATAATATCAGACATTTTCTTCGGTGTTTTGTGGTTCAACTTGTGGTTCTTCTGCAGGCGTTTCAGTTACTTCTGGCGAAACTTTTTCTTCTTTTGATATACCTGCAAGCGAAAGAATTTGTTCGTCACTTAGTTTTGATATAACTGCAGCTTGTAAATTCTCAGGAAGTTTTGAAATAGATTTTGCAAGCTTCTTGCCTTCTGGATTTTCGTTTGCGTCTTTTTCATCAACTTCAAGCGAAAAAGTTGCAAGTTTAAGTTCTTCAGCTCCTTTCGGGTCGTTAACTCTTAAAAGCATATTGAAAGGTTCTTCAATATCGTTTTGCCTTTGATCGATATATATAACTTGAAAAAGTTCAAGACTTTCTTGTTGTTCATTTTTGCCGCCTAATTCACCAGGAATTCGTATTCCAAACAAAGCAGGATTCGTGACTTCATGCGCAATAAAGATGTTTTCTTGTGCGCGCTTCTCTGTTTCGTTGTATATGTCCTCATTTCCCGCAGAAGGCAAAGGGGTCAAAGTTGGCGTCTGTGTTGCTTCTGGATCGCTAAAAGTTATAATAATTGACTCACCGTCGTCGCCTGCGTATTCGTTTTTGAAGTCCTTCTTGAATTTCTTTCTTTCGGTTGCTTCAGGAATACCCGTCGCAATATTGATATGATACCCGCCATTGAAATTCTTCTTGATCATTCCAAGCGTGAAAGTTGAAATACCACTATCAGCAAGAATCCAATTCAAGGCCGAAGCGTATTCTGGTGCAGGATATGTTTCAGAAGCTATTTGCATAGCTTTAACAACAAGAATTTGATTCAATTCAAATTTCTTTTCAGGGTCTGAAAGATCTTCAAATCCTTCTGGCAGTGGCCTTGTGTTGAATTCTTGTTTTATTTGCGTGTTGCTGCCTTTCTTTTTTGGTTCTTTCCAATTGTCAGATACTTTCCAAACACCTGAAACAGTTGATTTTCTGACCTTGTGCGCGGGTATATAGTCAATCGCTGCAATTTCTGTCTTCTCTACATTCCAACGAACACCCAAGGCAAACATATTTAAAACCTCATAGTCGTTAGCGACACGCTTTGCAATCTTGTTCAGGTCTTCTTTCGATTTTTCATTCTTGATAAACGCTTTTAAAACGTCAGATTCTGGAACTTGAAACCCGTTTCCCGCAATCATTTTGCATTTTCTCGATACTATTGCAGAATGCTTTGTTGATTTTATCTTCGAAAGTCTTATCAAATAATCAGGCAAAAGATTCTTTTCACCCCATTGAATGATTTTGTTCCTATTGTCGACTTCAAATCTTTCAGAAGAAAGCGTTTCTTGCTTACTAAAATTTGAACTGATAACCATTACGCCAGAATTTTTTTTGATTCCGTCCTTGTCGCTTGATTTAGTCGCTTTGATTTCTATTTCTTCAGCCATTATTGTAAAAGTGTTTTTTCTGTTTCACCTGATTCAAGGGTTTTTTCTTCAAAAGTGTCTATGTCATAACGAAGAAGGCCCTGTTCAAGAAGTCTTTTTCCTGATATGTCAACGCCTGTCGAATCAGATTCAAATATCTTATAGTTAAAATTCCCGCCGATAGACAAATCAACCTTTCCGTTTGGCAAATCTTCACCAGAATCAACTATTTCAAATTCAATTTTGTTATAGTTACACGCTGAAGAAGCAATGTCTGAAACCTGAATTGATTTAATATAGTCAGTCTGGCTTGCAGACTGCAACCAAAGAATCAAAAAGACAGGTTCAATTTCGATTCTGTCTTTTAATGTTACGACTTTTTGATTTATTCCGAATATTACGTTCAACATATTAGAAAAAAAGCGCGACTTTTGCCGCGCTTTAAATTTAGTTAATTAATTTGATTTAGTCAATTAAGGCAACGTGAACGGGGTGAACCCTGTTTGACCAGAATCAGACCCGCTGTCGTCGTAGATGAAAGCAATTGCAGGTTCTTTTGCTTGTAAAGTGAATGTGAATCCGCTAAGATCGCCCAAAGCTTTACCTGAATTATTTGAACCTTCCGAAAGTTTCAAGCCATTCACGGCGCCGTATAAACGTTTCACGCCGTTGTTGTCTTCTACAACTGCAACAAACCTACCTTTTGTCAATTGATCAATCAAAGTTCTTCTTGCGTCTTCTGAAGCCTGATCTTTTGAAGCGAACAAGGTCAAAGAAACATTTTGTTCTTCAAAAAAAGTTCCACTTTCAATTGAACCTGTTCCGTTTGCAAGAACTTCAATTGTTTCAATTTCCTGTTCGAACTTGTAGAAAGTCGGATCTGTTCCGATTGTTGAATCGGTTCCGATTATCTTGTTTCCGTCAGGTTGGAAAGCATAGTTTGCCGCGTCTGTTGCTACAAAAGTCGCTTTAACTCTGAAAGTCGTAGCTGTCGGAGCAGAAACAACAACGTAGTTTCCGTCATAGCTGCCGCCGCTCAAATTAATCACAAGACCTTCTTCAAGTCCGTGACCGCCTGAACCGTTGTCAGCAGTTATTTCGATAAGTCCTGAACCTGCGTCAGACACTGCTGAATAAGTTCCTGAAGTGTCGCCTGTGTCTTTTGCATATGCGTTGTCTGTGATATGGTCAGCAAGCCAAACGATTTTCGCCCCGCCTGCAATACCGCAATTGATTTTATATCCTGATGATAATACTATACAATTCATATTTCAATTTTTTAAAGTGGTGCAGGGTTAATGATGAAAGCTGTTGAACCGCCTGCGCCGCCTGGTATATTTGCAAGTCTTGCTGGATTTGGTTCTTTTGCTTGTAAAGTGATTGTCGTTCCGTTTAGATCTGTAAGCGCTTTACCTAAACCGCCCGCACCTTCAGTAAGTCGAAGACCGTTTTCGATTCCGTAAAGCTTTTCGATTCCGTTTTGATCCTTAACTAAGGCAAGAAATTTGCCTTTGCTTAAAGCCGTGTATAAGTTTCTTACTTGATCGTCAAGATCTTTGTCGCCTTTGTTTGGCAAGACAATTGTCAAGTCTGTCTGAAAGAAAGAAGTTCCGAAAGTTGTGTCAACTTGTGGAGCTTCGACGATTTCAGCAGTTTCAACAAGCTGTTCAATTGTGAAAAATTCCTGCGCGGCTCCGTCGCCTGCGTCAGTTCCTTCGATTATGTTTCCAGTAAAGGCATATACTCTGTCTTTCCAATCAGACAAACGAACAACAATAACCCCGCCTGAAGCGTCACGGCATTTTAATTCGTAGCCGCCGTCAAGAATACAATCGAGCGAAAAATTTATCGGTTTAATCATTTTAAAATTGTATTAAAAAAAAGGCTGTTGCGTTCAACAGCCTTTTAAATTGTTTATATTTTAAAGCTGTGCTTTCTTATTGTGCGACAGCAACCATGTGAGCGTGTGCAATCTGCGTTCCGCCTTTCATTTTCATCATAAATTTGTGCGTGTCTTCGCCTTCATCATAGAAAAATTTCACTGTTTCATAGTCGCTGATTAAGTCAGTACCGAACCAAAGGTTGTCTTTGTACGTCATGATTCTTTTTCCTTCACCAGAAAGACCCATTGTTCGAACAACTTCAACTTCTTCACCTGGGAACATAAACTTCTTCGTCGGTTTCGTCAAGTCAATGTTGTAATTTCCTGAACCGCCAATGTTGATGATTTCTTTCGTTAAAGCTCTGAAGTCTTTAGGCTCCAAATAATACTTTAAGTCTGGCAATTCCATGAATTCGTCGTCTAAAGAATCTGCCATTGTGTAGAAGTCGTCAATTCCTGAAGCAGTTTTTGCAATCAAACTATCTTGAACCTCTGTCCAAGTTCCTGTTTGATCAGAAGTAAACGCTGCGCGAATGTAGAAAGTTGAAGTCGCCGCCAAAGTGCAAGCGTTGTGAATTTCAAATGTTCCGTTGTAATCAGTTGTACCTGCGATCGTAATATCTTGACCGTTTTCAAGTGCAACAACAGCGTCAATTGTTACTTCAACATAAGGTTGGTCAGCAACATCTGCAACCGCTGTCACGTTTCCTGTTCTTGCGTCAGGTATATTCGACATGATTCTTTCAACAAGGCCGTCGAATTGCCCTAAAGGGTTGTTAATTCCAAGTGACTCTTTGCCCCTCCAAACAAGACGTTCAATTCCGTCTTGAACTTTCGCGATCTTTGCGTCAACGTATTCTTTTTCAAGGTTGAATTCAGCGTCGTCTGCTAAAGATCCCGCCTGACCTAATAAGTTGTAATAGGTATCGTCTAAAGTTTGCTGACAAACATTTTCTTTGATTTCAAACTTGTTCACTCCAAGTTCAATGTCGTCAAGTTGTGTCACGCCTGCAGGATTCCAACCACAAGAAGCAGCTTTGAAAACGGCGTCTGTCGCGATTCTTCCGAATGTTTCTTTGTGTTTAATTCCTGGTCTTACTCTAATGTTTTCAGCAGAAGAAAATTTGAATAATACCTGTTTAATAAATATTTCTGCATTGTTTTTGATGTAATCAGAAATTTTTGAAGTTTCAAGAGTCATATCTTTATGATGTTAAATTGATTTTTGTTTTTTGTTTTTACTTGGCTACCTTAACCATTCTTTCAAGAAGCGTACCTTCTTTCTTTTCGTTTTTATTTTCTTCAGCAGATAGTTCCGCGTTAACTTCTTCAGCAGGGAAGGCAGGCAATTTTTTGAATTTAGCTTCTATAATAGTAGAAAAAGCCTTTGTTTGTTTTTCAGTGTGTTCTGACATATTCGCCGCAACAGCTTCAGCAATCATTGAAGGAATTTCTTTCTTAAATGATTCAAACTGTTCTTGAACTGTTGGGCCTTTATCTTCAGACATTTCTTGTTCAGCTTCTTCTGCTGACTCTTGCGACTCAACTTCATTCATTTCAGAAATCTTTCTGTCAACAACGACAATAATCCATTCTTTGCCGTCAACGTTAACAGGGTAAGAACCGTCTTCAACTTCCATCATGTTACCTTCAGCGTCAACCCATGAAACAGGCGCGCCAACTTCAGGTTGTTCAGCATCAATTCGAAGTGTCTTGTCTTCAACTTGAATGTCGACAAACTTTTGTTCAACAGCTTTGTCTTCTAACATTACAGAAGTTAAGTCAACAACTTCTTGTTCAGTCAGTTTTCGACCTTCTTTTTGTAAGAATTCACCGAATCTTACTTTTAACGATTTTTTTTCATTTGACATACTTAATTGTACTTTTGGCACGTCTTCCGTGCTTGTTTTTAGTCCGTTTTCAACTGTCTTTGTTCTTTGTGGCATGACGTAAATTTCACGCTGCCATGCGTGGCGACAGTTCCAACCCCCCGCAGAATTAAAAATTGAATACCTTTTTTTTGCAATTGGATTCGAACCCCTAAACGACATTGCGTTTATGTCTTCTCTCCTATAAAGTAAATTCTTTCTGATTAAAGTCGAACAAAATTCCCTTGTGTTTTCTTTGATTTTCTCTTCTCCTGCGTGAATTGGATCAAGCACGTAACGATAACGAACTTTGACAACCCCTGAGTCAAGAAAAGAAGGTTCGTTCGGATTTGAAACAACATCAATTGCAAATTTTAATCCTTCAGCTTTTAAATTGCTGACGATTGAATCAATGTCAATTTCGTCTTCGTTAGATTTGCAAATTTCAGAATGAATGAGTTTCCAATCTTTCGGAGTCTCGATTCCTTTGTCTTCAATGAAAGTCAAAAATTCTACCCTTTCCGACTTTGTCAAGATATGTTTGTCAGTTTTTTCCATGTTCAACAACTGTTTTAATGTGTTTAAACTTGTCTTTGACTGACTTATTCGCGTCTAATATAACGCTTTTTTCTAAGCCGACAAAGTTTTCTTCAAAATTCGTCTTTATTCCGAAGTTTCCTTCTAATGAATAGCCGACTATTTCACCCGCTTCAACTTTCTTCAAGATTTCAGGGTCTTCAATTTTCAAAGTAACGATCAACGAACCAGGCGTCACTTCGTTTTCGTTCATGTGAGTTGGCAACGATCGGCCCCTTGAAGGATCATAAATATAAATCTCAACAAGGTAGCAGCCATGAACTTCGCTGTTTGGATCATGTTCAAGATTTATGTTTTTCCCGAATTGGTTCTTCATGAATTTAAACATCATTTTCTCAATCAATTCAGGTGTAAACCTTAAATGAAATTTTTTTCCGTTTATATTTCTGAAGATAGGCTTGTCAGCAACCATCAATACGCCTTCAATCAAACCTTTCTTTGTATCTGCTGAAGCGAATTGAAGTTCGCTTGTCATTGTCATTTT